TCATAAATGACAGTGTTGCGACCGCCGCTTAACGCCTCAACCTCCTGTCGACGTGGATCTTTAATCAGAATCTGCAGTCCTGCTTTGTCAATGACATGATTATCATTTGACGTGCCGACTTCGCGGGAAGCGGAATGAGTCGGCGAGCTGAAATTAGCATTAAATTTTTCGGCTAAGTTACGCGCTGTATCGCCGCCAGCTCCCGACGGAGATGTGCCTAGATTGACTGTTGCTATAGCCATATTAACTCCATAAATAGATTGGTTCAGCGCCAGGGCGCATCAAGGATGAAATGCTTGTTCGAAAGTGGCGGCGATGCGATACATGCCGCCGCCTAATGGGGTGTTGGTGACCTGCTTAACTTGCCATAGCGATGCAGTGCCAAGGGGTGGCGTCCAGATAAATGACGTAGCGCCTTGGTGTTCGTCAAGAAAGGCGACTATCGCCTCGGCCGTGGCTTTGTTTTTGGTAAACGTCAGCGGCCAGCTCTGCACCTTGCTGTTAATGCCATCGCCTACTGATTGGCGGTAGCCATCACCAAACTGAGCGGTGCGAGTACGATATTGGGTGTCGCCTGTGGCGCCATTATCTGGCGCCCATGTGAATGTTTGCGGCATTATTTATAAGCCTTTCATTTTTTGAATTTTCTGCCAAATAAACCCATTTGGCTGCAAAGATTCAATCATCATGGCTTCCATATCAGCGGTCACTTGCTGCGTTTTGGCGTTTAGCTGCTTGGCAATATCCATGCGGTAATCACCATCGGCAGAAACAGTGACTAAAATTCCCGCTAAAACCTCAGAAAACGCTCTCACTCTCTCCCGAATTTCTATTGCAGTTGTATTATGGGTGACATCATTAAAGAAAAACTGAATAGCGGAATCACTTAGCAAGGTAATTAATACCTCTTTGTTATATTGATACACCTTAATACCCTCCCTTCATTGCTCGCCAAATCATTCCACCCGGTCTAAGTTCTAGCGCGATTTGTGTTTTAGTACCTTGCTTAGATGACTCCGCGTAAGCCTTAATAACCTCGTTCATATTTGTATTGTTAGCCCCGTTATTGTTATTACTTTCTGGCACAATAATTTGCTGATTGATGATGACGTTAGGACTTGTTCCAGCCATTGCGGCAGCAGGAACGCCGTTATAGGCTGCGCCGCCAACTACACCACCGTCCGCATAGCCTTTGTGGCCTTTACGCATGGCTTCAACCGTGGCCACACCACCCGCACGGGCGATATCTTGTTGTGACCAAACCACCTCACCTTTATGCACGATGCCAGCAGGCTCATACTTGCCACCCGCGCCAGTGTATCCGCCTGATGATTTGCCGTTTTTAATCCATTTTTGATAAGCGTCTCCGGTGTAATCGGATGCACTACTACCTCCAACAACCCCACCATCTGCAAACCCAAACATGCTGCCAATAAATCCAGCAATGGCTTTTTGCATGGCGATTTTGGCAAGATCAGCCAAGATAGACTTGGTTAGCTCCGCAAAGTCGGCCTTACCTGAGGTGACAAAGTCGGTAAGCGCGTCGGTCATACCGCCAAAGGCGTTGTCCATTAACCGCTCTGTTTGCCCAGCCATATCTGCGGCGGCATCAATGTAATTCTCCATTGATGAACGGGCACCATTTGTCCAATCGGCTTGTTTGGCGTCGAGGGCGATGTAATACGCATTTTTTTCATCAAGCAGTTTTGCTTGATGATCTTTTAGCATCAACAACTGCTGTTGATATTCTTCGTCAGTCGTTCTGCCAGCTAGGTTATCGGATAATGCTTTTCCCTTGGCGCTTTCTATTTCGCGCTCAATGCTTTGGCGATCACCTAGGCGTTGTTGTGCTTTATCGCCTAAGCCAAAGCTGGAGAGTTTGTCGGCATTGCGTTGTTGCTCTGCAGCTAAGTTGGCCGCAAGGTTGGCGCTATAGCTTTGTTGACGTAAGGCCTGATCGCGCAACTTTATTTGCTCTGCCAGCGCAACGTTCATTTGGTTTTCGGCGCGAAGCTGGTCTTCTTTTGCTAGATAGCTTTTTTGATCTGCCGTGAGAATGTCTTTTGATTTCAAATCCGCGATTTGCTGCTCAAACTGCAATAGCTCCTTTTGCGATTGCGTCAGTTTAGTGTTGCTGTCTAGTTGGCCTTGCAAGCCTGCTTGAGTTTCGCGCAGGCGCATCAGGTAGCTAGTTGCAGCATCATCGGCAAAGGCTTTGGTGGTTTTGGCAGAGTCTTTAAACTTTTCTTCGATCGAGGCGAGTGTGCGCTTGATTACCTCAGGATTTAGCAGGGCGTTGTTTGGATCATCCTTGCGCAACTCTTCTATTTCTTTATTATATTTTTCAATCTCTTTGGTGCGCTTTTGCTCATTTGTTAGGCTTTTTTCATTTTCAGCGCCTAAATACTTAACCCGCTCAATGCGCTCTAGTTCAAGCTTTGTACGCTCGCCTTCAAGTCTGGCTAATTCTTCCTCTTTCTGAATCTGTTTTACCAGCTCATTACCTTCTGCCTGTAACTTGGCTAATTGGTTTTCACGGCGGATTGCCTCACGGCCAGACCCCTTACCCTTAGCAATTAGCGCATTTATTTCTTTTGCATTTTCTGCAAGCAATTGTTTTTTATCTGGGCCATTAAGGTAATACATTGCTCCGCGAATCATCGCGTCCCAACCTTCAGATGAAACCTCTTTTACCGTTTTCCAAGCGCCCTCGATACGACCAAGGTTTGCAGTAATCTCCTTGGTGCGCTGATCAATAGCATTGCCATAGGCACTAAAGGCGAGTTCTGCGGCCTCAGTGGATTTACCCGCTTCTTTTAAGGCAACAATTTGCTGATAGGTTGATGCTGTAAGAAAGTTATATTTTTTATTAAGTTCTTCGGCAGCTTTTACCGGGTCATCGGCCAGTTTGACAAATTCCGCCACCGTATCAGCAACAGCTTTTCCGGTGACGTCTTCCATTTTAACGGCAGCAAGGCCAACTAGCTCGATTTGGCTGGCGGTAAACTTGCCAGTATTGGCAACCTCAGCTAATGCAGCAGCGGCTTGGCGCTGAGTACCGCTAATGGCATCAATACGCTTTGCGGCGTCCATAAGTTCGTCAGAGGTGGCACCCGCTGAGTTGCCAGTTAAGATCAGCGCATTTCTAAGTCTATCGGCTTCTACGCTACCCTGATAATACGCCAGTGCCATTACACCCGCTGCCGCAGCAGCTACGGTAAATGGATTAACTAAACCTAAAATATATGTACCAACACCGCTAATAGCGGGACCGATGCCGCCAAACATATCGCTGATTTGAGCACCTTGTTGCAGCAATACCGTCAGAGCATCTTGGCCACCTTGCAGTGATACTGCAATATCGTTAAATTGCGCTGGCAATCCGCGGATTGCCCAACCCAATTGACTTGAGGACTTAGCGCCAGCCGCATACTCCTCATTAGTCCCAACTAAATCTCGGCGCATTTCAGACAAACGTTTAGAGTAAAGGTCATATTCAGATGAATTTATTAAGCCTTTGGCAGAGCTAGATCTTAATAACTCTTGCGCTTTATCGAGCTCTCTAATTTCAAAGATGACAGGATCAAGTCTTTGCTGCAGCCGTTGTAATTCTGACTGTTGTTGCTTGGTTTCCGCCTCAGCCTTCATTTGCGCTTCTGTTGTGCCATCAATGGCCGAGCGCATTTGGTTAAGTTTTACTATTGCGCTATCGTATTGTCCCTTATCTATATTACCTGCAGCGAAGGCCGCTGATAGTTTAGTATTTTGCGATTCTAACTCTGCCAGCTTTGCTGTTACTGGATCTAACTGACGCAATAGCCCTTGCAGTTCCGCTTGCTCTTTTTGCTGAGCAGATTGCAGCCGACCTGATGCGGTATATGCCCTGTCATACTCTTCACGCATTGTTGATAGCTGAGCATTATATTTTGTGAAATCTTCGCCACTGATAACACCCACTTTTACGCCTTCAGATAACCGCGCTTGCATGTTGTCTAATTCGGCATATTTAGCGATTGCAGGGTCTAGCTGGCTTACGACTCGGTTGATCTGCTTGTATTGGTCAGCGAAAGCCGAGTTTGCTTCATACGTGGCATTTTTAGTTTGTTCTAAGCGTTCCGATAAGATTTCGAACTCACGACCATTAAATATTCCCTTGTCATTTAACTCTGCAAGACGGCGCTGCTGAACTTCTAGGCTAGATAGCTGTGATATCAGCGGATCAATCTGTTTCACCATTCTGGCTGTCGCATTTTCAGCCTTTAATGATGCACGCTCAGCTTTACTCATGCCTTCAACAAAGCTGCCCGTTTCGGCAAGCATGTTTAGCGTTAGTGTGCCGAGTGACTTATTTGCCATGGGGATTCCTGCTTGGTTTAAGGACTTTGGTTTTACTGCATTAGGCTGGCCATCCTTGGCCTTATTGCTGTTAATCGGTTTACTTTTTAATTGCGCTGGCTTTGAGCATCAGTAACACATCGTCAACGGTGGCTTCTGGCTGCTCAGTTTCATCTAACTGGCTGAAAAGCATAAAATCTTCAAACTTGGCTTTGCCGCCGTGTATGGTGTTGATGTGATGCATTTGTGCTGCTGCAATGCGCTCTTGCCGCGCTTGGATGCTTAAGGGGCCGAACTTTGCTCGGTAGGCGATCCAGTCGATAACTTCTCGATGCGTGAGGTTTTGCTGGGCTTCTTCGATAGTTCGTCCGCCGACTCCTGCGAGCACGAGCTCGTGCCAGAATTCTGAGTCGGCGGTAAGGTTTCCGGGTCTGGTTTTAGCCCAATGCCGTTAACCTCGTTAATGGCGCCAATTAACGCCATGCCTAATGAATCGCAAATGGGGCCATGAGCCTCATTGCCAAGAATGTCGTCAATCTCAAACAAGGGTTTACCCTGCTCATCGACAACACTTGAAACAATGCGAGACGTAAGCGAATCGACTCCATTGTTATAATTGTTGGCTTCGATATTGGCGGTAGCGAATGACTTTTTACGGATGAATACAGTAGCTTTGCAGGTGTCACCTGCTGGGTTTATCCACGAAATTTCGCGGCGTTCTGGCTTTGCGGGAGAATAGGAACCCGACTGAATAAGGCTTGCAACACTTAATTCCATGATTATTCCTTAGGATTAAGTTAATTAAGATAAAAAGCAAAAGCCCACGGCTTAGGTGGGCTTTACGGATGGTTAAACCAAAATTAAGGCGTTGTTGATGCAGGGGTAAGTACAGGATCGCCAGAGACTTGAATGCCGATAGTACTTTTAACCACATCGTTTTGCGCAAAGGCAAATGGGTAGGCCGTCATAAAGCCTTCAAAGGTGATCCATGTGCGACTAGTCGGTAAGACAAAAGCTTTACTGGTAACTGTTGGTGGAACATCTTTAGCATCTGACCAACCAAGCGCCCACTTAAGAGTGGTTCCAGCGGTTTTAAGCTGATGTAATCGCAAGTGTGCTTCGTGCTTTGGGTCTACGTTAATGCCAAATGTGGCCGCGCCAGGGGATTTTAAGCCAGCCATAAATTCACGGGCATCTGCTTCAAGCGGTGTGGTTTCAATGGAATCGACTGGGCTATCAATCCCGTCGATACTGGTGACGGCGATGATAGCTAAAACAGAATCATCTGCCGGATCTAGTGCATAGAGCTGGGTGCCCTGCGTTTTCATACTCATGTTGTTGCTCCTAACAATAGCCTTGCGGCAGATACAAAAAAGCCCCTG